AAAAAATCTGTTTTAAGGCCATTAAAAAATAAAAGAGATGACAACATTAGAAGCAAAAAAAATCATAGTAGCAGAATTGATAAGAAGAGATAGCAACGCAATAAACGAACTATTCAATGACACTGCAAGACTAAAAGAAGAACTAAAATACAATGCAGATGCTTTGAACGACAGATTAAACAAATCATTTGAACAATTCAGAGAAATACTGCAAGCAATAGTAGATAAGTTCTATTACGATTACTACCAAATCAGAAGCTTTGTAAGATTAGACTTAAACCACCTAAATGAAACAGTAAACGAAAACAAAGAAACTCTAAACGGCATCATAAAACTACTTAAATTCGTAGATTAACCCAACCGACCTAAGCAAGTCACAAAAAGGCTTTTAAATTTAAATATTAACTTAAAAAATCAATCAAAATGAAAACATTAGAACAAATGCGCAACGAAATTTATAGAGCAAAAAACTTATTTAATGAGTTAAAAGAAAACGAGGGTAACTTTGGTTATGAAGAATTAAGAAGCCTAACAGATGATTTGGCAGCTGAAATCATAAAGACTGACAATAGACTGTTATCAATGGACAAAAAGTGGGTAAATTATGGTTCTTTCGCCTCTACGGGCTTTGCTAATAAATACCATTTCGGCGAAGAACTGGCGCAAATAATTGAAGAGGTGCTGACTGGTAGAATTACCCACGATGAAGACCACGAATTCAGAGTAGAAGACTACGAAGAAGAGATTTCAGAAAGAATTTTTGAAGAATTATATTAAACCGAAACAAAATGAAAACAACAAACCTAAAAAATATAATGAGCCTTGCTTGGCAGTTTTTCAAACAAACAGGCTTCAGCTTTTCAGAATGTTTGAAAAAAGCGTGGGCAAATTTCAAATTAAAAAAAGAAATGCAGACTAAAATAGTGCGGTTCTACTTTCAAAAAGTAAATGGCGAAATTCGTGAGGCATGGGGTACTCTTAACCCTGATTTGATGCCAAAAATAGAACAAAACCAGCGCAAACAAAATGACACTGTTCAAGTGTATTTTGACACTGAAATAAACGAGTTTAGATGCTTCAAGAAATTTAATTTAGTATAATGTCACAAAAAGCGGTTTTTAAAATGTAAAAGTTTGATTTTTCGCACTTTAAACCGCTTTTATTTAAAAAAAATAATTATATTAGTGCGACCTTTGTAAGGTAGTAATCAAAATATGAAAGCTATAAATTTAATAGGGCAGAGATTTGGCAAGTTGAAAGTAATAGAAAGGCTGCCAAATCATGTTTCGCCATCAGGGCAACAGGTTGTGTTTTTTTTGTGTAAATGTGACTGTGGTAATGTTCATGAAGCAAGAAGCATTCATTTAAGAAGAGGTAAAATACAAAGTTGCGGTAATTGTGAAAATAAGATGCATGGCGAAAGTGGGTCAAAATTGTACGGTCTTTGGAATAATATGAGGTTTAGAGTAAGTGAAAAATATTTTCAAAGAAATTTGTATTTTGACAAAGGTATAATAGTTTGTGAAGCGTGGCAAGATTATAAAAAATTCGCAGAATGGGCAAAAAGTAACGGCTATAAAGAGGGTTTACAGCTTGATAGAATTGATAATTCAAAAGGTTATTCGCCAGAGAATTGCAGATGGGTTAAAAGCCAAGAAAATTGTAATAATCGTGATGTTACTTTTAAGGTTGAATACAAGGGTAATGTTTACGCTTTTACAAACTTAATAGACTTGAAGAATTTAAGAGCCCATGAACGCACTGTAAGGCAAAGAATAGAAAATGGCTGGTCTATTGAAGATGCTTTTGATAAACCTTTTAGGGCTGGTAATTATAGAAGAAAAAAATGATAGAAGCGAAAACAATACAAAAATATAAAGACAAAAAATTATCGCAGCTTATTAAGATAGCACAAAAGTATTTTAATGCTTATGTAAGAAGTAGAGATAGTTTTGATGGTTATTTTCGGTGTATATCTTGCAATGAAATAAAACCAACAAGTAAAATGCATGCTGGACACTTTTACTCGGTGGGTAATTATCAAAGTGTTAGATTTGACCTTGATAATTGCCATGGGCAATGTCACAAATGCAATACTTTTTTGCACGGCAATCTGATACCTTACAGAGAGAACCTGATAAAGAAAATAGGCACAGAAAGATTTGAACAATTAGAACAATTAGCCAGATTAAGAGGCTTTAAGTTCGACAGAATAACGATAATAGAAACAATAGAAAGATTTAAAAAGATTAAAAATGAAAATAAATATTGGTAATAAAGAAGTAGAAGCGCACAGGTTAATAATGCAAAAAAGCAACGCTCTTGAGATTCTCAACGGCATTAAAAAAGTAGAGATAAGAAATTTTAATCCTACTTACAGCAAAATGTTTATTGATTCTAAAAAAGAAGCTGAATACCTTGAAAAGATAAAACAGCCTGATTTTGAGTATATAGATGAAAACGGCGTTGCTGAATGTGATAAGATTTATAAAGATATAAAGTATATTTATTTCACGAATTACAACAACAGTTGGCACTTAATCGTAGAGATTAAAGAAATCAATATGCTTTGGTTTAACGATGAAGATATGAACTTTTTAAGCGATGATTTGGGCTGTGATGACCTTAACGAGGCTTACCAAGATTATAAAGAAAATCTAAATGGCGAAGAACCTGAAGAAGTGCCAGCGTTTTTTGCGATTTCTATTAAAAATATTATAGCCAAAGAAGGGCTGTAAAGTGTTACGAGTGAATTATTAACAAAAACTAAAAACTATGCCAGAAAATTATGCAGTCCGAGTGTCGGGCAGAAAAAAAGAGTATTATAAGACAAAGGCAGATTATCAAGCAGGTAGAGCGAGAGCTGTAGATGCTGGTAGAAAAAGAAGAGCAAGAGCTGGATTATAATGAGCCTTTTGTTAGATACTCTAAAAGCAATTAAGACCCTGTCTGAAAAGACTGACAGGGTTTTACTCTTTCATTCAGGTGCTGGTAAAGATAGTATCGCTCTACTTGAATTATTAAGCCCTCATTTTAAAGAGGTGGTTTGTGTTTATATGTATGCTGTTAAAGATTTGAACCATATTAACAAATATATAAAATGGGCAGAAAACAGGTATAAGAATGCTAAATTCATACAAACTCCTCATTATTCCTACTACAACAATAAAAAATATGGTGTATTTGGCGCAGAACAGATACCATACGCTGAATATAATTTATCAAAAATCACTGATAAAATCATAGAACAAACAGGCATAGAATGGGTAGTATATGGATTCAAGCAGTCAGATAGTCTTAACAGGCGCTTAATGTTAAGAGGCTACAAGAATGAGATAACCAACGAAAAGACAAAAAAGGTGTATCCTCTCTCTAAATGGAAAAACAAAGATGTATTAAATTTCATCAAGAAAAAACGCCTTATAGAGCCACTTAAATACGGCAACACTGGAAACACCAGAAGCCAAGGGACAGATTTTACCAATATATCTTTCCTCCTTTGGTGCAGACAAAACGAACCAAACGACCTTAAAAAGGTTATCGCAGAATATCCTGATGTAGAAAGAATACTATTTGAATACGACTATGCAGAACAAAATAAAACAAAGTGAAACCAAAATAGTTTGGAGAAGTGAAATAACTCCTGCTGACTACAATCCTCGTAAAATATCCGAAGAGGCAAGAAAGCAACTCAAAGCCAACATAAAGAAAAACGGAATCATAGGAGGAATGGTGTGGAACGAGCAAACCAAAAACCTCGTTTCAGGACATCAAAAACTATCCATAGCAGATGAAGTTAATAAATACAATCCCAAAACAAAAGATAACGACTATGAAATAAAAGTGGAAGTTGTCAATGTGGATTTAAAAACAGAAAAGGAATTAAATATATTCTTCAACTCTAAATCTGTTCAGGGAGAAATGGACTACGCTAAATTAGCTTTAATGATTCCTGATATTGATGTTAATCTTGCTGGACTGGATGAAGTAGATTTGTCATTCGTGGAAGTAGAAATCCCAATAGATATTAAAATAGATATTCCGACATTTGAACCACAGGCAGAGAAGAAAGAGGCAGCAAGAGAGGAAGAGCAGGTAGATAGCGACAACGAACCTTCCGATGAAGAAAAGAAAGCAAAAATCAAAGAGATTAAAGAAAAGGTAAAAGAAGGCGCAGTGTATGAAGGAGACCCTTATTTCATGGTTTCTTTTGACAGCTATGAAAATAAAGTCTTCTTTTTAGAAAGATTCCACCTAAATGGAGACACTAAATTTGTAAAAGGCGAAGAACTCGCAGAATTGATAGACAATGAGTAATATAGGAAGACCAACAAAATACAATAGAGAATACCATGTTCCGCAGGTTTTTAAATACTGCTTGGCTGGGCTTACAGATACTCAAATAGCAAACTTGTTTGAGATTTCAGAATCAACTTTAAACGAATGGAAAAATAAATACCCTGAGTTTTCGGAGTCCCTAAAAAAGGGAAAAGAGGATGCCGACTCTAATGTAGCATCAATGCTGTATAAAAAAGCAGTAGGATACAAGGAAAAAAGACAAGTGCCGATTAAAATTAGAGAGACAACAAATGGAGAAGGCTCTAAGGAAAAGGTAGAAATAATAGAAGTAGAAGACTACTATCCGCCAGAGACTTCGGCACAGATATTTTGGCTTAAAAACAGAAATCCACAGATGTGGCGAGACAAGAGAGAGGTGGAAATGGAAGTAGAAAACAAAAATCGTTTTGATTATTCCAAACTTTCTGATGAAGCAATAAAAGAATTGATAAATGCAGAAAAAGGGCTAACGGATGCAGAACATTCTGAGTAATATTGACCCATTAGGTTTGAAATCCCACGCTTATACTCGTGGGATTTTTGACTTTATAACAGTTCGTGAGGGAAAGAAAAATGAAAAGCAAGAGCAGGCGTTAAAAATCCTTACGGACAAGATTACTCGTGAATTTCTTTATGGTGGTGCAGCAGGCGGAGGGAAGAGTTGGCTTGGCGCATCGTGGTTGGTGTTCCAATGTTTAGCCTATCCAAAGACAAAATGGTTTATAGGCAGGGAGGAACTGAAACGGCTTCGTATGTCTACCCTTATTACCCTTTATAAGGTTTGTGATGCATATGGCATTCCTAAATCAGAATTTACCTACAACGGACAGGATAATTTTATTCGTTTTAAAAATGGCTCTCAAATAGATATGCTGGATTTACGATATCTTCCAAGAGACCCATTATATGAGCGATATGGTTCGGTAGAATATACAGGTGGCTGGATAGAGGAAGGAGGAGAGGTTAATTTTGGTGCATTTGATGTTTTAAAAACAAGGGTAGGGAGGCATCTCAATGATGAGTATAACTTGACACCTAAAATCTTCATTACCTGCAACCCTAAAAAGAACTGGATGTATTCTTATTTCTACAAACCATCTTTGGAGGGAAAACTCACAGAAAAACAAACCTTTTTACAGGCTTTCGTTCAGGAAAATCCGTTTATCGGTCAGGATTATATAGAACAGCTGGAAAGCACATCAGACAAAGCGAAGAAAGAAAGGCTTTTAAAAGGAAACTGGGAGTATGATGACAATCCGTATAAACTTTGTGTATATGATAGGATTTTAGAAGTCTTTACTAATTCGCATATAGAAAAAGGAAAAGAGAAATATATCACTGCCGATGTAGCAAGGTTTGGTTCTGATAAGGCTGTTATTGGCGTTTGGGAAGGCTGGGAACTGATAGAAGTTTATGAATTTGAAATAAGTAAAACAACCGAAATACAATCTTGCATCCAAACACTGCAAAGCAAGTATAACATTCCTAAATCTAATTGTATCGTGGATGCCGATGGTGTAGGTGGTGGCGTGGTTGATAATTTAGGCGTGGTAGGATTTGTAAATAATGCACGACCTTTTGATGAAGAAGTCAGCGAGGGAAGAAAAGATACGCCTAAATACAGAAACCTGCAAACTCAAATGCTTGTCTATTTGGCTGAAAAAATCATCAATGAGAACAAAATGTATATCTCCGCAGAACTATCCGAACAGCAGAAAGAATATATAAAAGAAGAACTGGATACAATAGAGCGGATTCCAGATACTGATGTCGTTACGCTTTTAGGGAAAGAGAGTATAAAACAGAATTTAGGTCGTTCTCCTGATTATAGAGATATGATACTAATGCGCTGTTATTTTGACTTTAAAAAACCTATAAGGAATAATCTAAATAATCTTGCTTCGTTTTTGTAAAATAGTTAAACTTTTACTTTAAATAAAACTTATAATCACTTATTTTTG